CGATTGGCAAAAGGTTTAACTCAGAAACAATTAGCAGAAATGCTTAATACGACAGATGCAACTGTTAATAGATATGAAAAAGGCGTAAGAAGCCCTGACCCTGAAACACTTAAGGCTATAGCTGATGTTTTGGATGTATCTGTTGATTATCTTCTTGGAAAAACAGACATNCCCAACNCCTACATCCCCGAGGAATACACCAAAAAGCACAANGTTACAAAACGGAAATATCTACAGAAAGACGCTGACATAAAAAACAAAAGCCTGGAAGAGCAAAAACGAATCATCCAAGCTTATGTTAAAAGAGTAATCGTTTATGAAAACACAATCGATATAAATACGATTGTGACTTTTGNTGGTGGAGGCGGACCGCCGTTCGTGAAAGTATAGCTTATCATGTCTATGGGTTGCATGAGAGTTTTCATAGAATCACCCATAGGTTATTATATCAAACACCTGTTCGATTATAAACAAAAATAAACCCCGGCCTAAGCCGGGGTAAATTATTATGTGGGTGGATTTATGCATTTTTACTGTCACTCTTTGCTCTTGCGATATCAGTTGCCGTTTCACCAAAGATATAGCCAAGTGCAAGGGTGATAAGTTTCCAATACAAGTCATTATCAATATTCCAGTCGAGACCTTCAGAGAGAATAATAAAAATAGCCGTCGCAACGGCTACCCAGAATTTACGGCTTGTCAGCTTTTGCTTGAGGTTACTCATCCCTTTCCATCTCCTTTTTCAACTTCCTTTTTCTTTATTCCAGCCAAGGCCCAAAGCTCCACAGTGGTGAAACTAAACCATGCACCTATAAGAGTTGATGGTTCCGTTTGAATACGATAAAAAATAAAAAGCACTGCTAATGTAAAAGCAGTGTTAAGTAGAATTACTAATGATACGATTACCTTTGAAAATTTCATTTTTTCTCAGCCAACCTTTTTAATACAACCGCTAATTCTTGCCTGGTAAGATTGTCTTTTGGTCTTGTACCATCCAATAGACCTTGCTGCTTTGCCCATTCCCACGCTTCCTTTGCCCAGTCGGAAGGCTGATTTTTATCCTGTGTCATGTTATCACCTCCGAAAAGTTCCTTTTGAACAGCTTCCTTAAACTGTTCCCAACCTGTCCACTTGCCGTTATCATAGAAAATCCGAGGGCATATTTTACCACTCCAGTCATAGTGCCTACGGAGCTTGTCCACTCCCCAGCCGCGCTCTTTCAGCAGCTTTGCAACCAGTTCCGCAGCATTCTGCAAAGTCTTTTGCCTGTCTCCGCTTTCGCATATTTCAATACCAATGCTTTTTCTGTTTCCCGTCCCGTTCCCCCCGTCCCCGGCATGCCATGCGACCTCGTTTAGAGGTATGGCTTCAATTGCCTCTTTTTCGTCCACTACAATATGCCAGCTTGCTGTGACATTGTTATTCGGGTTAGTTAACCACGCTCGTTCGTTCCTTGCCGTGCTGGTCGGATTGCCGGTAGAATGTATTGTGATATATTCCGGCGTCATGGAATACCCGGGACGGCGGTTGTAAGGCGTAGTTTTGGGTATGTGGTCCACTATGTAATTCGTAATACTCACCTCCTTGCCCTATCCAACAGCTCATCAATTTTGGCTTCCTGGCGTGTGAGTGAAAGTTGGATAGCCTGCACTACAGAAGTCACCTGTTCTAGTGCTTTCGTATTGTTTTCTATTACCTCTGCAAGCTCGCTTTTGCTTTTGTTGTCAAAAAAGCGGGCTACTATAAAAATCAGCCCCGCGACAGCAAACGTTGCAATACCGTACTGAGCGAGTTCAGGACCCGGCATACGTATTGCCTCCTGCCCTAGATGTATTTTTTCTCATGCTATCCCCTCCCTTTGTAAATACAAAAGTTTGGCAAAGCTTTTTACGTAAATTGTAACTGTTACAATGCTTAAGCAGTCCAAAATAAGACTGCATACTGGCGTTTACTTCATCAAAGCCGATCTCTCCTCTGGCATATGCTTTCTGAAGGTATTTAAGCCTGTGCTTCATTTTTAGCGCAGTCTTCTTTTTAAGTTTTCTGTGCGTTGGCCATATCCTGAAACCAACAAATTCTATCCCACAACTGATGGGCCTTATTGCCGTCTTACCGTTGAGTTGCAAGGCTAGGTTATCGTTTAAGAAACGTTCTATGTCGTCCTTTATTGCATGCAAATACTTTTTGTCATAATGGAGAATTATGATGTCATCCATATACCTTATGTAATAATGCAGCCGCAGCTCGTGTTTCGCATACTGATCTACCTCGTTAAGGTATAAGTTTGCAAACATCTGTGAAGTCAAATTACCGATAGGCATCCCGACGTCGGCCAGCCTATCTTCTGGTGCACACTCGCCCGGATCTGTATCGAGAGGCAGCCCAAATTTTGTATCTTCGCAATTGATAATTGTGTCCAGGAGCCATATGAGGTCTGGATCATCAATCTTCTTTTGTAAGATTTCCATTAATATTTGATGGTTTATTCTGTAAAAATACTTTGTGATATCCAGCTTCAAATAGTAATACTTTGTGGGCTTTCTGGCCACTTGTCGTAACCAGTATTGCAGTCGGTCGGCTGCTTTATGCGTTCCTTTGCCTACCCTGCATGCATAACTGTCATAAATGAACTGTTTATCGAATATAGGGTTTAACTGCCTGTAGATTGCCCATTGAACCACACGGTCTTTAAAGGGCAATGCCATAATAAGCCTTTTCTTAGGCTCATACACAAAAAATTCCCGGTATCTGCCCACTTTGTAAGTTTTGTAAATAAGCTCATTCTGTATTTGAATAAGATTTTCTTCAAGGTTCGCTGAAAACTGCAGCACATCTTGACGGTACCTCTTGCATTTTCTTGCTTCCAAGTATGCCTGATATAAATTCTCAAAATCACATATCTTCTCGTATATATTTCTAATCTTCTTCATTCGCTCATCCTCTCATATTGAAAATGGCTATGCGTAGCATTGTTCGTAACCTACTAAATGCTTTCATAGCAATTCAATCTTTTGCCTTCTACTATTCCTGAAGGCACGGAGATAGATCCCTTTGTCCCCCTGTACCGTCCTGGTGCCACTTGAGCGCCAGGCTTCTGACGTGTGGGGGCAGAGCGGAGCGGAAGCCGATGTTCGTGTTGGAGTTCGAGCGGGAGTTGTTGCCGTTCATGTAGAACACACCGGCGTTGGACCCGTTGTTCCAGTTGCCACCGCGATACGCGAGCCTCACCCGATTAAACGACCTATCCCCGGTATTTATTTAATTTGTGGCCTTAATCCAGCCACCAAGCATTTTGCCGATTTCGTTTAGCTGCTTGCTCCAAATCTCATATTTTCGGAGTGGGAGGTATTTGGTGTCTTTATCAGCTGCAAGCCTGATGAAAGTCCTCAATACATCCAGCTCTGTATCTATTTCCATCTGGAGCTGCTTCTTGTTGCGCTGCTTATTGGCTTGGATGATCAGCCTCAAAATTTTATACATACTTTGCTTAATCTCCGCCGCGAGTGCATACCGCTCTGCTCGTGGAAATTGCAGAAGGCACTGATTTCCATACTTTATCATGTCATATGTCTTTTGCAGTATCTTCAGCTCTTCCATTCAATCCCTCCGTGATAATAANTNANAAGGGAGCCTTNCGGCTCCCTAAACCAGATATTCAGGGTTTCAGATATCAGATTCCCGGAATAAAAGCGGAGCGGAAGCCGATGNACGTGCTGGAGCCCGAGCGGGAGCTGCGGCCGTTCATGCAGAACACACCGGCGTTGGACCCGTCGTACCAGTAGCCACCGCGACACGCGAGCCTTTCAAGTCCTGCTCCGTTGTTCATGTAGAAGTAATCTCCGCCATGATCGCCATTGTCCGCTGGGTAAAGTGCAAGCGCCTTGAGAATTTCAGGAACAGCGCTGACTTCTGCAGCTTTGCCAAGGTTTTTAAACTCCGTGCTTCTCGNTGCATCTGCCTGGTTTGTTATGGTTTTACAAAGTGTTATTGTGCTGCCCACATAGTCCCATTTCAAAGTTCCATCGTCACCTGGATCTGTTAAAGATCCGTCTTCGAGAATAGCTCTCCAGAGTGTGCTTCCTGATGCCTGACTGTTGTTAGGATCTGCAGCGTTGTTGTTCGGAAGTATATGAATTTCGCCACCTAATGTACGGTAGCCACCACACCATTCCCATACGTTACCGTTTAAATCCCATATTCCCGTTACTTCTCCGTTGTGGCTCCATGTTACTGGGCCTGTACCGGTGGCCACCCTTCCTATGTTTGAACCGCTCATATATGTCGGAATCGCGACGACCGTGCTCTCGGTGTGGTCCTTGCCGTAGTTGTTATTTCCTTTGGGCATGAGGCCATTCTTCCTGCACCAGAGTGCAATGGCCGCCCACTCGGCGTTTGTCATAAGATGCCAGCCTGGTCCTTTTGCTTCGCAGGCCTGCCTTGCAGTATCAAAGCTTACGTTCACAGCTGGATCCTCTCCTGGTAAGCTGTAAGCTCTGCCGTTGTGGATCACGTTCTGGAATTTAGAAATATAAATCTCTGGAACTTCGATACCATTCACTATAAATGCAGGGTGCGTGCTATCGCTTCCGCCGTCGATAACGTCCTTAATCTTGAATTTAGGAATGCGCACCATTACACTGGGTAGTCCTTTGTCGTCCAGGATGATTTCATTTCCTGGGCATGTTGCTTTGAGTGCTAAATTTACCAAATCAAAATTAGCCATTTGTCAGTCCTCCTTTACATTTCCG